TTTAAACAAAAGAAAGAAGGTGGAATATTATCGAAGTTATCTAATATGGGTATTCTGGATGCTGCTTCACTTGCCAATCAAGGTAAGATGATGAGTGGCACTGGTATATTAGGAAGTAATGTAAGTGCTGCTGATGCTGTAGCAACAACTGCTGCTACTGGTTTTACATTTAAAAAACTTAAAGACTGGTTTAAAGGTAGTAAGGTAGGTAAAACAGTATCACCACAAATGAGTGGTAAAACTCAACTACCATCAACCCCTGCAAAGTCTCCTTGGTGGAAAAAGTTATTAAAAGGTGGAACGGGTTTAACGACATTATTATTTTCTAGTGACCTTAATGAAAGTGAAGAAGAAGATGTCAGAAAGATTGTAGAACAACAAAAAGAAGAATTTAATAAGACTGCCTCACCAGAACTAAAAGCATTATCTGACGAAAGAGATGCTTTAATAGAAGAATTAAAGAAAGCAAGTAAAGAAAAGAATCAAGCAGAGATTGATAGATTAAGGGCTTTAATTGGATTTAATTCTGATAAGATGTATGAATTAAGAAAAACCTCTGATAAGTTAAAACAAGACGACCGTATAACTCAGGAGTTTGTTGTCGAAGATGATAGAGGAAAGATGACTGAGATTAAACAAGTTATCAAAGATAGAGATGAAGAACGAGATGAGATGGAAAAAACTATCCTTGATAAAGTTAAACAAGAAGAAAAGTTAATTAAGACTATCAAAACAAATATTAAAGATACAAATAAATCACCATTCGCATTTAATCTCGATGCCCCTGAAAATCAGATGAGTGACGAAGAGTTTGCTAAAGAAGAAGCATTAAGATTAAAACTCAAAAAGCAATACGAAGAAAGTCAAAAGAAAGTTATTGAAAAAGAACCAGTTGTTAAAGATGTTAATAAGGTTATATCTCAAGAACAATTCAATGCCGTGAAGAAAAGAGTTGATGAGTATGAAGCAATGTTTAATGTATATAAACAAGAATTAGAAGATACTAAAGAGAAATTGTTTGCTGAAAGAAACGCAAAGATGAATAACTTCGATGCTGGAACAAAAGAAGGCGCTAAACAAAGAAAACTAATTTCAGAAGAATATAACACAAAATACGAACAAGCAGAGAAAAAATATTTCAATAGTCTTGAAGGTATGAGAAAGAAATATGGTGAAGATACTTTCTTTAAAGATAGATTATTAATGAAACAATTTGATAAAGGTAAAGTTACTATTAATAATCAAGGTGATGTTTCATCTATTTTAGATGCTGGAGATAAGACTAAAGGTTCAGCAGTAAATAAAGTAAGTAGTGAACTAAGTGGACAGAATCAGATTGTAAATCTTTCAGCACCTAGTATAGATAATAGTAATAAGACTCAAGTTACAAATAATAATTCAAGTAATATTAATGTTGGTGCTAATGCGAATAGAAGTAGGAAGTCTCCAACAGTAGATTACGCATACCAGTGAAGACTTCCAGTTTAGTTAGGCTTTTCTCATTCCTAAAGATTGACGACCATCAAACTTAAAATGTGACTTTTCTGAGTCTGCTTCGACCCAGTATGCGACCATTTCAATTTGATAAGACCCCATTGATGCTAACATAGGTTCTTTATAAATTTCGATATTACTATCGTAAACCATTAAACTACCTACATTTTGTTCTACATACTGACCGTCAATAAAGACACCCCAGTTGTAAGAGTCATCTACACCTTTATACTCTTGCCCTAATACAATTCTAGCAGTATAATCACTATTATTATTTTCTACTTTTTTACTTACTTGTTCACCACTCTGAAAGTTTCTTAATAAAGAATATTGGGGTAAAAGTTTTTTACCTACAATACCTTCAACATGCGGTGTTAAGAAAGTTAGAATTGATTCGGCAAATGTATCACCATAAAACTCTGTTCCTGATTTAGAGTTTGTTGACTTAATAGTAGATTCGTGTCTAAAGAATGCGTGTTTGTATGCGGCATATTGAGTTGCTATGCCACACACATCACTATTTAAAAAGTCATTATCGAAGTGATAACCGTTTTCCATATTACTCCTCAGCAAGTTTTTCGAAGAATGCCATAGAGTCGTCATCATCATAAGAAGACTCAGCAGTAGCAGTCACTGGTGCTTCAGCAACTGGTGCTTTTGTTTCGAATGGTGAATCAGTAGAAACATTTGAAGTATCTGCTACTTCTACATAATCTTCAGCAGTAGTCGATGGAGCAGCAGCACCAGTAAGACCAAGCACACGATTAAGTTTTGCTTCTAACTCAGCATAAGGTTTAAAATTCTTAGGATTAACAAACTCATTTAATGAATGAAGACTATTAAAGATTTTCTCTAATTTCTCATCATCATCAGAAAGAGCAGCAGGTGAATCAAACTCAGACTTGTCGTAGTTTCTGTAACCTTCTACATTACGAATCTTAAGTTTAAAGTCAGCACCTTCCCAAAAGTCAAACGGATTGATTGGTGACTCATCTTCGAATTCTGGATTCATTGCTTCATTAATCTTGTCCCAAATCTTCTTACCGTATTGAAACAACATTACTTTACCCTCGTTCTGAGGATTAGCAGGGTCTTTCACGACATAGATGTTAGAAAAGTATTTTAATCTTCTCTTCTGCTTTCTTGCTTGTTCTTTACCTGCGTCTGTTCCATTATTCCATAGAGTAGAATTGAACTCACCTACTGGGTCTTTCTGACCGATAGTAGTTAGAGAGTTTTCAATATACCAACCACCTGGACCTTGAAATCCGTGGTCGAATACTCTAACCCAAGGAAGGTCTTCTCCCGCAGGTTCTGGTAAGAATCTAATCACTGCGAAACCATTACCTGCTTTATCTACTTCAGGTTTCCACAGACGGTCATCACCACCTGCTCTCTGAGTAGTATTATTCAGTTTAGAAGTTTCTTGGATTAGTTTATCAAGAGAGGAACCTCTCTTCTTTTTAAGAGTAGCGAAATCGCTCATATTTTTCTCCTTTATATCAGTTATATTTTTTCTTATTCACAGTATACATCATATAGGCTTTTATTATACTTCAAAACATACATTAAGTAAAGTTTTCAAGCACAATTCTTTTAAATTTCGTCTTATCCACTTTGGTTCTATTGTAGAGAAAAGGTTTGTATGCCTTAACCAAATCACAGAACTCATTTAATATTATATCGTTATATTTATACCATGCAGAAGTGTAATCTATTAAATCATCAAGGATTACCATAGTTTCTAAACTCAGTTTCTTTCTGCTGTAAAGTCTGTATGCTAAAGGGTGTTTACCTTCAAGCATTTTAAAATTCTCATTGAATGACCCGTCATAATCAGACATAATACAAATCTCATTTTCAAAGTTGTATGACATCGATTCGACTTGCTTTTTCCACTTCTGATAATTAATTAGATTAGCACCAGTGAACATATTACCAACCCAACCTTCGTTGCCTTGTGTAATATTAGAAATAACATAGTCTACCCAATCGTCGTGTTTGAATCGTTTGGCAGCCTTCTCAAAGAAGTATCTGTCTTTTCTACTTTGGTAGGTTATTTCATTTGCTCTGACTTTACCATTATACTTAAAGAAGTCGTATGTCTTATTATTGAAATGCTGTTTAATGGCAAGGTATGTTCTGTAACTATCGAATCCGTTCACTGCTATCATATAGGAAGTCTTGATGATTTAGGTAAAAAGTTTAAGTCTTCTGCTTCAACTTTAATCTTCTCTTTTATTAATGGACTAATTAATTTGTTAACATCTTGAATATCAAATTCATTTTCTTCGCACCACCAAACAATAGCATCCATATAACTTATTCGCTTTTCTTTAACTATCTGTTCTACGATGATAGAAAACTTTTCTCTATTTAAGACATCAATCATTCTCACTCCTTACTTTAGTTAACCATTCTTTGTGGGTATAATATTCAGAAGTTAATTCTGCCATTTCATCCCAATATAATTCAATGCTTTGTTTTAAGTGTTCTTTTTGTTCATCAGTTAGATTATTATATTTTTGTTTTATCATTTCTTTATTAACAAGTTTCAATCCATATAAAACTTGAGTAAAGTTAGAATCACCAAACAAGTGATAAGAAGTATCTACAAAGTCTTCAACAAAAGGTATTCTAGTTTCCCACTTTCTTAATTTTTCAGAAAGTGTTGGTGGAATATCAATATCTTTCAAACTTTTCCAAAACTCAGTATCATCTCTATCAGTAATATAATGTAGAGCAACAAACTCTAATACATTATCCATCACTTTATTAATCTTATGATTATAATCTATTATATCATACTTTGAATAATTCTCTAAATAATTTAATAATAAAAATGCTTGTCGAATGGTTGTTCCAATAGAAGTTGCTTCTAATGGTTCAATAAAATTAGCAGACAATCCAGTAGCAAGACAATTCTTAATCCAAGTTTCTTTTAGTTTCCCTGGAGTAAACTTAATGTGTTTACCCACTTCAATCTCATGCCCTAAAAATTCTTCAACTTCTTTCTTTGCTTGGTCTGCATCAATGTAATCACTATCAAATATATAACCATTACCCCAACGACCATAAGTAGGTATTCTCCACATCCAACCATACTTCATTGCTTGTGCTAATGTATAATTTGCATAATCATCTGTGTCTGGAGTAGGGAAAGCAATTGCTTCTTTCATTTTTAAATACTTACTATTTGAAACCCACTCAGCACCAAGTTTAGAAATAAGAACTCTTCTAAAACCAGTGCAGTCAATATAGAAA